CGCACTTTGGCTGCGAGACCTGCGGCTGCGACATCGAGCACGGCGACAAGGAACGGATGGTGGCGGCCGGGCGCTGGGTGGCGCAGAACCCGCGCGGTGATCATCCCGGTTTTCATTTGTGGCGCGCCTATGCACCGCAGCGCGACTGGGCGTCGATCGCAGTGGAATATGCCCAGGTAATGGGCTGGAGCGCTGCCGTTGTGGGCAGAGACCCGGCGACGAAAAGGCCGGTCGAGGCGGAGACCGAACAGACATTTTGGAACGACGTGCTGGGGCTGCCCTATGAGCAGGCGAGCAAGGGGCCGGACTGGCAGAGCTTACGCGACCGGGCCGAGGATGACGAGGCGCATGCGCTGCCGCGCGGGGTGCTGCCCGCGTGTGGCATGATCTTTTGCGCCGGGGCTGACTGCCAGCAGGACCGCATCGAGGTGCAACTGGTGGCGTTCGGGCGGAACTTTCGCCGGTGGGTGGTGGATTACATCGTGATCCCGTATTCGATCAGCGATCAGGAAGGCCGCGACGCGCTGGACGCGCTGCTGCGCGGCACCTGGCGCACCGAGCTGGGGCTGCGCTTGCCGATCGACATGCTGGCGATCGACGAGGGCAACTGGACCGAGGATGTAAAAACCTGGGCACGGCGGCACCCCTATAGCCGGGTGATCACGGTCAAGGGAGCATCCACGGACGCGGGTCCGCTTTATGTGCCGATCAACGAGCCGACGCGAATACCGGGCAAGATGCGCCCCAGCAAGCAGCGCTGGCGCGTGAACGTGTCGCAAATGAAAGCCGATTTCTACGGCTGGTTGACCAAGACCGACCCAATCGAACGCGGTTTCACGGCCTTCGCCCGCGCGCTCGGGGACGAATACTACCGCATGGTGACGGCAGAAGTGCGGGTGCTGCTGACCGCGCGCAGTGGCGTGACCACCAGCAAGTGGCAGTTGGCGGAACCGTCGCGGCGCAACGAGGCGCTGGACACAATGCTTTATGCCGAGGTTGCCGCCCGCCGTAAACTTTGGGCGTCGAAGACCGCCGAAGAATGGGAGGCGCTTGCGGTGGTGCGGGGTATCGCCCCGCCCGAGGCGCAGGCTGATCTGTTCGACGCGATGGCGGCGATGGTTAAGGATGTTACGCCCGCCGAACCAACGACAGACGCGCCGGTGGGGCGCAGGATACGCGGAAGGATAAGTTGATCATGGCGACCATCGACTATGCCGCGCGTCTGGTGTTGATCCAGACGGCAATCACATCCTTGCTGGCCGGGGGGGTGCAGAGCGTCAACCTGGACGATGGCACCGCCGTGACCAAGCTCGATCTGGGGTGGTTGACGCGCGAAGAAGCGCGGCTGGTGGCGCTGACAAACCGCGCGGCGCGGCGCGGCGGCGCGTTTCGCGTGGCGGCCCCGCTATGAGCCGGATGCCACAGATCAAATTGAGCGCTCTGGACCGGGCGGTGGCGTGGCTGTCGCCGCGCGCCGGGCTTGATCGCGTGCGCAGCAAAATGGCTATGGCAGCCGTGTCGGGCTATGTCGGGGCGCGGCGCGACCGCACAGCCACCAGCCAATGGTCGGCGCTGGCCGGAGCAAGTGCAGATTTCGAGACGCTGCCAGACCTTGATCTGTTGCGGGCCAGGTCGCGCGATCTTGAGCGTAACGACCCTCTGGCGCATAGCGCGGTATCGACCAAGGTGGCGCATGTGATCGGGTCGGGTCATGTGGTGCGCCCCGAGATCGACGCGGCGCGGCTGGGGTTGAGCCCGGAAGCGGCGACCGAATGGGAGGAGCTGGCGCTTGATATCTGGTCGGAGTTTGCCAACAGCCGCGACTGCGATGTGACGCGCTGCCAGACCTTCCCCGAGCTTGAAGACCTGGTCTATCGATCGCGGCTGTTGAGCGGCGATGTGTTCGTGCTGCGGCGGTTCCGCCCGCGGCCCGGCCGGACGCTGGCTACCTGTGTGCAGATAGTTGAGGCCGACCGGCTGTCTAACCCATCGTGGGCGCTGGACAGCCCGACGCTGGCGGGCGGGGTGGAAATGGATGCCGATGGTGCCCCCGTGGCCTATCACTTCGCCGACCGGCATGCACTGGACCGGGCGTTGAGCGGCTCGCCAAAATGGCAGCGCGTGCCCGCCTTCGATGGCGATGGCCGCAGGCTGGTGCTGCATGTGCACGGCCCGCGCTGGCGGCCGGAAATGACGCGCTATGCGCCGATGCTGGCGACGGTGATCGAGGCGCTGAAACAGCGGTCGCGCTATTCCGAGGCTGAGTTGATGGCAGCGGTGGTGAGTGCCTGCTTTGCGATTGGTACCGAATCACCGGGTGGCGATCTGGGTGAGCAACTGGCTGGCGCGGCAGGTCCCACCACCACGGCATCGGGCAAGGCCATCAGCCTGACCGAACCTGGATTGATCGTTGATCTGATGCCTGGCGAGAAGGTCAACAGCTTTGCACCTGGCCGCCCGAACCCGCAGTTTGCGCCGTTCATCGACGCCATATCGCGCGAGGTGGGGGCCGGAACAGACCTGCCGCAGGAGCTGCTGGTCAAACAGTTTCAGGCAAGCTACTCGGCCAGCCGCGCCGCGATGGAGCTGGCATGGCTGTTCTTTCGCGCCGACCGCGCGCTGCATGTGGCGCAGTTCTGTGTGCCGGTTTACGAGGACGTGATCGCCGAGGCGGTGGCGCGTGGCAAGCTGAAAGCGCCGGGGTTTTTCAGCGACCAGCTCCGGCGGCAGGCCTATCTGGGCGCGGTCTGGATGGGTCCCGCGCGCCCGACCATCGACCCGGTCAAGGACGCTGCGGCTGATGAGAAGTATCTGGCGATGGGGGTGACTTCGAAAACCCGCATTGCAGCGGAGCGCTTTGGCGTCGATCTGCGGGTAGTGCAGCGCAGGCGGGCGCAGGACGGCAGCGACGCCGATGCTGCTGCGGCCCGCGCGCCGGTTGCGGCACCCCAGGTGATTGAGAGCGACCCCGCCGCTGCCGATGCGGGAGACAGCGACAAGGAGAAAAGCTGATGTTGGTGGACAGATCGGCGCGGGTCTGGGCGCTGAGGCCGGACGATGTGGTGGCGATCCACGCCCTGCAACAGCGCGCCGACCGGCGCGAAGCCAGTCCGCAGGCACAACTCGGCGGGACAATGCTTGAAGGATCGGAGTTTGCGCGGGTGATTGACGGGGTGGCGGTGATCCCCGTCATGGGGCCACTGATGCGCAACTCCAGTCTCTGGATGTGGTCTTACGAAGAGTTGGCCCGAGATCTGAAGCTGGCACAGGGGAATGCGGCGGTTCGGGCGATCGTGCTTGATATCGACAGCCCCGGTGGGCTGGTTGCGGGTTGCGCCGATCTGGCAGTGATGATCCGGGCCAGCGGGCCGAAGCCGGTGGAAGCCTTTGTCGGCGGGATGGCGGCATCGGCGGCTTATTGGCTGGCGGCGGCGGCCAGCCGGATCACGCTGGGCTCGGGCGCAGTCGTGGGGTCGATCGGCACGGTAATCGAATTCGTCGATATGGAACCGGTCCTGGAAAAGATGGGCGCACGGATCGTGCGGGTCGTGGCCGAGCAGTCGCCGAACAAGCGGCTTGATCCTGAAAGTGCCGAGGGGCAGGCCGAGATGCAGGCGCTGGTTGATGCCTCGGGGGCCGAGTTCGTCGCCAATGTTGCGGCGCATCGCGGCGTCAGCGAGGCGGAAGTTCTGGACCGGTTCGGGCAAGGCATGATTTTTGACGGTGCCGAAGCCATCCGGCGCGGCATGGCTGACCAAAAAGGCACCCTGGAAAGTTTGATCGCGGAGCTTGCGGGCCGCGATCATGGAGCAGACGCGGCCCCCGCAGCCGCAGCACAGGAGAAACCCATGGATTGGGCATCCCTTACCTTGGCCGCGTTGCGGGAGCATCGGGCCGATCTTGTGGCGGATATTGAAGCCGCCATTGCAACCACGGCTGGCGCAGAAGCGGCAGCGACGGAGCGCGCGCGCATTCTTGGCCTCGACGAGATTGCGGTTGCGGGTCACGAGGCGGCAGTTGACGCTGCCAAGAAGGACGGCAAGACCACGCCCGCCGAGTTGGCGCTGCAGATCGTGCGCGCCGACAAGGCGTCGGGCAGCGCCCATCTGGCGGCACGCGCCGCTGCCGATGCCGTTGCGGCGGTTGTGGTGGCACCGGTGATGACGCACGCCACCGCACAGGTCAGCGGCAGCATCGAAGATCGCGCCAAAGCGACCTGGGATGCGAGTGCTGACCTGCAGTCGGAATTTGGCGGCAACTTCGCCGCCTATGTTGCGTTCGAGAAAGCCGCTGCCTCGGGGCAGGCGCGCATTCTGCAACGCTCCAACTGAACCTCTGAAACAGGAGAAAGATCATGACGACTCTTGCCGTCGCTACTCCCCGTGCCTACCAGCTTGGGGACATCGAAGAATACCCGGTGATCGCTGCCGACATCATCTATGAAGGTGCAGCGGTTGGCGAAAACGCCGCGGGCTATTCGCGTCCGCTGGTTGCGGCTGATGTGTTTCAGGGCTTCGCGCTGGAAGATGCCGACAACACCGCCGGATCGGCCGGCGCCCAGTTGGTGAAAGTGCGGGCGCGCGGGCGCATCGTGCTGGCCATCGCGGCCCTTGCCATCACCGCGAACGATCGCCCGGCGGTCTACGCCTCGGACGACGATACCTTCACCCTTACCGCGCCCGGGAACTCGCTGGTCGGCTATGTCAGCCGTTGGGTTTCGACCGGCGTGGCGGTGGTGGAATTTGACGCAGCCCTTGTGCGCGCCGCGCTGCAAGCCTGATCGGAAAGGATCATATCATGAAGGGACTTTCTTCGCGGGCCATCATCGGCTCGTTCTATCAGCGCCTCGAAGTCGCGCAAGCGGCGTCGTGGGTCAGCCAGCTTGGCATGCTGTTCCAGTCGGATCAGGAATCCGAGACCTACAAGTGGCTTGGCAGTTCGCCTGCCATGCGCGAATGGATTGGCGGTCGCCAGTCCAAGGGTTTGAAATCGACCGGCATCACCATCGAGAACAAGTTGTTCGAGGCGACGCTCGGCATTCCGCTGGACTGGATGCGGCGCGACAAGACCGGCCAGATCATGGTGCGGGTCAACGAGCTGGCGGGGCGCACCGTGACCCACTGGCAGAGCCTGCTGTCGACGCTGATCGCCGCCGGTGAATCGGCGGTGTGCTACGATGGCCAGTATTTCTTTGACACCGATCATGCCGAAGGCGCGAGCGGGACGCAAAGCAACGACATCACCGTGGATATCTCTCTCATGCCCGCGCTGGTGCATGGCGTGACCACGGCCCCGTCGCCGGAAGAGGTGCGGGCGATGGTGCTGGGTGGGGTCGAGAAGATGCTGGGCTTCAAAGATGACCAGGGCGAGCCTGCCAATGAGATGGCGCGCGAGTTTCTGGTGATGGTGCCGACGCCCTATTTCACCGCCGCGGCCTCGGCGCTGAATCTGCCGGTGCTTGGAGGCGACACCAACGTGATGACGACGCTTGACGGTTTCCGGTTCGGCTTGGCGGTCAACCCGCGCCTGACCTGGACTGATAAGCTGGCGGTGTTCCGTGCAGATGGCAACGTCAAGCCGTTCATCTTGCAGGAAGAAGAAGGCGTGACGGTCAGCGCGATCGCCGAGGGCTCGGAGCTGGAGTTCAAGGAGAACCGGCACGAATACGGCGTCAAGGCCAGCCGCAACGTGGGCTACGGTTTCTGGCAGCAGAGCTGCCTCGTGCAGGCGATCTGATCATGATCCAGGTGCGGGTGATCGCCCCGATGGGGGCGGTGGTGCATGGTCCGGCCAAGTTGCAGCTTTCGCGCGAGCAACTGGCCCGGCGCGGGCATCTGGTCGGACGGCCGGATGGCAAGGGCGTCGTCGCGCTGAAGGATGGTTCGCTGGCCTTCAAGCTTGGCGAGGTGTTTGGCATCGACGCGTTCGACGGCAAGCTGAATGCGGCGCTGTTCGAAGATGTTGCGGCTGCGGCCAAAGCGGCCAAAGCGACAGCGCAGGCTACCAGCGGCACGGCGGCGGGTGCCTGAGACGATACTCCGGCCGGGGTAAGCCCCGGCCGGCAATGATTCGCAGGATCGGGGGCGATATCGTGACATTCGCGCAACAAGCCGTCGACCCAGTATTTGCCGCCTTTGGCGAGGATGCCACCTGGATTGGCAACGGCGGTGGCGCGCCGGTGGCGATCAAGGTCATCCGGCAGGTGCCCGAAGATCTGACGAGTTTTGGTGCGGCGCGGATTCTGAGTGATGCCATGGTGGTCAGCGTCCGGGTGTCAGAGGTGTCTGCACCCACAGTTGGCGATGCCATCCAGATTGGCGCGGTGAGCTATGCGGTGCAGGCGGAACCGCGGCTGGATCGCTGGCGCGTGCGCTGGCGGCTTGATCTGGTGGTGTCGATATGAAGATTCAGATGGATATCGTCGGCGATGTTCTGGCCCTGATGCGCGCCGAGGTGGCTGCGGGGCAAAAGGCCGTCTCGACCACCATGGCCCAAGCCGGAGCCGGTCTCAAATCCGCGTGGCGGACGCAGATCACCGGCGCGGGTCTGGGTCAGCGGCTGGCCAATACCATCCG